GGTCTGTTCGTTGACCATGCAATAGTTTTGGTTCGTCATAGTTTTTCCTCTTACCACTCAAGCAAAAGACAACCACCAGTCCCAGCGGCGTTGCCTGCACCGCCAGCGCCATAACCATTTGCAACGTTTGTATTTCCACTGACCGTCGATCCAGTGCCCCCCTGAGAGAATATACCGCCAAGGTTCGTTGCCATTGGGGCACCGGCCCGGTCTCCACCAACCGAAACCCAAAAACTTGCTCTCACAGAACTTGAGCCTGCATTTCCACCTGATCCGGGGTAGTTGTTGCTACAAGCAGTTTCTCCAGTACTACCGCTTGAGCCTGTGTAGTTAAATGTTCCGCCCGATGACGAACCACCAGCACCACCAGCAGAAGTACCGCTAGAAGGAGCGCCTCCGGTTGCTCCTCCGTTTGCGGTAAGACCATTGAAAGAAGAGTTACCACCAGATGATCCGGCCGATCCTCCGCCACCAATTGTGACCGAATAACCAGTGCCCGGAGTGACGGAAACAACGCCAATACAAACACCACCACCGCCTCCGCCGCCACCATAAGCGATGTTACGACCTCCGCCTCCACCGCCAAAAAGAGTTACTTTAACAGCGGTCACACCAGTCGGGGCCGTCCAAGTGGTGCTTGATGTAATAAATTGCATTCCTCTAGCTACCGCAGAAGACACCCAAGCACTACCATTACTTGTAAGCACATTACCGCTACTTCCAGGACTGGTCAAACCAGTGCCACCATTTGCAGCAGGAAGAGTTCCAGTAACACCAGTGGTCAAAGGTAGACCTGTGGCGTTAGTCAGAGTGCCAGAACTAGGAGTGCCAAGAGCGCCACCATTGACAATAGGAGCACCAGCGGAGCCGACATTGACTGCCAAAGCCGTTGCAACACCAGTTCCAAGACCAGAAACACCAGTGCTAACAGGCAAACCAGTGCAGTTAGTCAAAGTACCAGAACTTGGTGTTCCCAATGCTGGAGTGACTAATGTGGGCGAGTTCAAGTCAGCTTTTGTCGCAATAGCAGTGGCAATGTTGTTGAACTCAGTGTCAATCTCAGTGCCCTTGACAATCTTAGACGCATTGCCAGAAGCAAGTGCATCTTTAGCTGCGAAATTAGTGGATTTTGTGTAGTTACTCATGGTTAAGTTGCCTTCCCATTCTTAAACAGGATTTCAATTTTCTGAACAGATAGAGATGCACCATTGATGTCAGTCTCATACCCAGTTTGCACAATCTTCCCAGCACCAGAAGCATTGACATTCAATGTCTGCAACGAAATGCCATCAGAGTATTCAGCAACAGGTGAGCCGTTTGCACCATACTCTGCAATGCCATATTCAGACTCACCTTGGGTGGGAATCTGTACGTTCTCAGACAAGTAGTTCTCGTTAAAGTCGTATCCCCACTTGAACGTCACATATTGGTTAGAACCACCAATGAACACAGCACGAATCTTCTTCACAATGCTGGTCACCGCCTGATCACCAAGGTCAGCATGGTTCGTGTAGTACATCATCCGATACGATGCCGTATCGTCTAAATAGCCACCATACAGACCAATGTAACCAGTCTTGCCAATGTAGACCTGACCATTTCTGCGAGACAAGAAACAAGTCGGTTGAATACTGTCCCAAACAGTCACTCTCAACGAGCCATCAGGCAAAGATGCCTTCATGTCAAAGCAGTAAACAGAGTCAGTGCTTGGCAAGGTCAGCAGATAGAAGCCCTCACGTTCACTGTAAACAGACTTGATGCTGGAATAAGTCTCACCAGCCACAATCGTCATGAGGTCGTTACGGACATTCTTAGACAAGTCACGCTCAGGTGCAGACTTCTCCTGAATCGTCCTCATCAACGAGCGAACACCACTGTTTGACAGGAAAATCACATCAGAACTGGTCGTCTGAATAGTGTCACGGGCAAGCAAGCCAATGCCGCCAATCGTATCTTGCAAAGCCAAGTCAGCAGGAGTAGTCGCATTCTGATAAACAAGAATTTGACGCTTACCAAAGATGAACAAGAAGTCGTTATGAGCAGCCAATCCTTGCACTTCATCAGCGCCATTAGCCCACACACGATCCACATTCAAACTACCAGATGTTCCTCCAGACCATACATGGCCTGACAACAAATCAGAGAAGTAAACAGTCGTCTTGTTCGTTGCAGTATTAGCCACCCACAAACGACCATAAGCAGAGATAACAGTGTCTCCAGAAGGAACAGTCCCAACATATCCTGACTTCTCGCTAACACGTCTATAAGTAGTCGTGCTAACAGCGGGATCATAAATAAGAGGATCATGCCCAGTCTGGAAGAAGTAGGTGATGCCATTGAGAGAGGCACAAGCCCAGTTGCTTGCAGTGATGGTAGGTGTTACCCCTCCCCCCCCATAGGTCAAC